TTAATCCTGGAAAAAGAACCATACTCTAGACTAGGATCAGTTTGTGACCCATCTGGTCTCATCATCTTTGTAGTCCTTTCAATACTGTACTTCCAATCTTAACGTTATCTAATGTATCGACTTCATTAAAAAATGTCTCTACCCCATCCTTAACATAAACCCCTCTGATTAATTGCAAATTTTGTGTCCACAAATTTGGATAAGACCAATTGTCTGTGTAGCCAGTTATATAATAAGCCTGTGGGTAGGGATGGTTGCTGTTGATGCTACTAATGTCAAGTCGTTTACCTATTCTAACATCTGGATTGCCAATAATTGTTATGGCACCATCCACAAACAGATGGTTAAATCTATGCCAATGTATTATAATGTCATTCCAAGCAAACAAATCTTCCATTAATTCGTCGTGTGTACCACCACCGGTTATACCATAATCAGTGTTTACGACATTAGAAAACAAACCATATCTATCAATAGAATTGTTATTGCCCCTTGGGATGCCAGCTCTAGCTAAAGCTAAAACCCATGGACTATAATCTTTGTTTGATGAAGCAAGGCTATAAAAAGCGAAATAATTTTTGCGCTTACTATCTGAAAGGCCCAATTTTGTATTAATAATATGACTATAATCAATGCTAACATGTTCTATGTCGTCACCAAGAAAATGTTTTATGAAATTATCAAGTCGATGATATTTATCAACATAAGACCCAAAAGTGTATGGGTACATTCTCATAACTAGAGTGGGCTTTTCCTCACCCTGTCTACCATATAATTCACTAAACACTTCGTTAATGTGATTGTTGGCACCCTGGCGCAGAAGCTGCCAAAGATTGGTCATCTCTGGCATATCTAAAGTTACAATTTTGTATGCTTCTGGTGTTTTCTCAAACTGTTTGACTAAAATATCATTAAAAAACACCCCATCCGTGCCATCATTTTCAGTTTCTGGATTTAGACCAAAACGTTGTGCAACTTTGGTTGGTACTTTCCATTGTGATAAATGATCTAAACCAGCTGCCTGAAATCTTGCGTCTGTCGCTGCATCTGGCCCTATTAAGATAGATAGCCACACCCTAGCCCAATCATCTGGTTTTACTTGTGTTACTTCCCAATTAAATGATTTACCGAGGGTGTTAATACTTTCTACCAATTGATTATCTACATATTTATTAATGTAGACCGAACATTGGTGGAAAACTCTACCAAAATCATAACCATAAATAGTATATGACAATGTTAATGCGCCAGTTTTTGGGTCAATAGATTCATTGCGTTCAACTCTAGTGATATTGCCCAGACAACGTAAAGACCAACCTTCAGACGACACATTAGATTGATTACTAGCTGGGTCTGTTACGATTAATCCAGCTTGTACTCTAGCATCAAATGCGTCAGCGAGTGCTATGGCATTACCAGACCAGAGAGTGCCAGCCGTTTCTTGTACAAATTGTTCATGTTGTGCTGGAGTCCAATAATAAGTTTTTTGTGTACCTCCACCGGCTGTACCCGGCATATTGCCTTCGTTGTCCCCACTGGTGGTGGTACTTGCTATTACATATGCCTGAGTAGTCTGATCGGTTGAAAAGCCTGCCTCTTGCGCTTGTGCTAAAGTAGGCCCCTGAGAAAGAAAAATTGCAATCCAGTCACCTGGAGAAGCCATTTTGGCAATATTTTGTGTAGGAGCCAACTGCATTACAAACTCGCCAGTCCCCTTTTCTATGTATTTATTATATTTAAATGATAAAATTGGGTTGTCGCTGTTTTCGCCATTATTATCTAATGTATATTCAGTAACTGCCATTGGATCATATGGACGCTCATTAGTTATAGTAACATGTGTAATTGCATTGTCTTCTTCTGTAGATTGATTAATTACTGGTTCAGTAAACACAGTACTAGATTTTATGTCTTCTACCAACATCTGATTAGTATAATGCCAAATGGTAGCTTTACATCTGCTCTGTACATTATGGATTGGTCTATTAGTAATCATAATTTAACCAATTGCAATATAGCCTGTAGCTTCATTAAGTCCAACAATCATTTCGTCTCTTTGGTGCATCAAATAAGAGGTATTATTCATGTTTTTTCTTACAGCGTCTTCATCAATCATTAATGGATTACCATTTTCTCTTAATTTCTCTTCTTGTTTCTTACATTCTTCATTTATTGAAGGGGCATAGCCATTGGTTTTGGGGTCCTTACATACTCCCATCATGGCATCGAAATCATTTATATCTTTCTTTGACATGCCTTTTGGGTATATTGATGCATAATCCTTCGGCAGGTTGGTTCCTTCACGCCGATGATCATATACTCCTGATGCATTCCCCCGTGTCACGAAATTTTGTTCTATTTTAAATTTTCCCATTATACCATCAATACCATAATCACCTGATGTGTCATCAAGACTATCTGCCCCCCCATACATCGATAAATCTCTTATCCATTTTGCTGCGGCCCCTGATGTCGCATTGCCCCATTTATTATTTGCCATAGACATTAAAGCTTGTCCTGTTTTTGAGTCGTCCAATCCAGTGGAAACTGACAGAGCCCAAGAAACTGCATTCATGGCATTTGCTTCCATTTCCACGCCAGGTCGGGCAGCTGCTCCAAGGTTAGACATTAATCTTGCATTAGCTGAGGCAAGCTTTAAAGCAGTCCCACCTCCTATTTTTTCATCAAACCATCCAGGTTTATCTTCATTGTTCAGTTCATTCATTGATTTAATTGCATGATGTATTTGTGTTAACTTAGACCCGCCCATATTACCCAGCATAATTTTTGTGGCAAATGCACTACCACCGGTTATCTCTCCAAGCATTCCACCTACGCGCTGTCGTCCCCTATTTTCATTAGCTATCCATCCAACTGCCTTCTGCATTCCTGGACGCCCCTCATACTGCGCTATCGCCGCATCACCACCAGCCGTCAAACTGCCCACTACTTCTCCAAGTTCGATTCTTTCTTGACTTGTTAAATTGGCACCAGAAGCATCAGAAATTCTAGATGCCAATGCTATACCAACAGGATGCATAAATGGTTGATCACCCATTGCTTTCATAGTGCTAGCTGCACCTGCTGCTCTAGATGGAGCACTTCCATACCCACTACTATCATAAGCACTCTTAAAGAGATTAGCTGCTCCTATTGCAGAACCAGGTTGGCCTACACCACTAGCCATTAGTCTAGATATGTTTTGCATAATTGAGGCTAAATTTGGATCGTCAACTTTAATAGTATTTTCAGTAAAAATCTGTTTCCAAACTTTTTCTAAATCCTTGCCGGTAGTACCGGATTCACGTATGCTACCAGCCATACCCATTGCAACTTCTGGACTCAATCCAGATCTACGGCTAGCATATAGTATTGATTGGGTCATACTTTTACTTACAGAACCCTTACCCAGGCCAGCCAACCCTGCCATTACTCCAGTAGTTTCAGTACCAGAATATCCAAGATCAGCACCAAGGCCAGTGGCATAATCAATATCATCGCTGCTCATACCGCTGCGGGCCGCGAGTATCATTCTATTGGGTACTTGTTTTTTAAATTCACCACGACCTGCTGCATAGCCAGCGGTCGCCACAACTGCACCCGCACCAAGCGCTGGTGCCAAAATACTACCCAAAGTGCCACCCGCACCCATCGCAGCCATAGCAAGCATACCATCACCGGCAGCGGCCTTAGGGAACATTTTGGCAAAACCACCAGAAATAGCTCCACCAACACCTCTACCAATGGCCCCACCTGCTAGATAGCCGTATTTGTACGGCATATTATATCGAGCAGAAAGCATGGTTTGAGAACCGCCAATGCCGCCAGGACCTTCACCACCACCACCATCGACTCTACCTGTCATGCGCTTTAAAGTTGCGTTAGCATTACCTAACTGAACCATGCCTCTAGTTAAATCAGAATGAACCTCTTGATGGGTTGGAGTGATATCACTTTTATTTAGTCCTTTAACGGCGTCAGTCATTGTGCCAACTAAAGATTGAATTCTAGTTTGCAATACGGTTAAGGCTGTATTAACAAGTTCTAATTGCTCGGCAGACATACCTGCTTCGTCTGCCAATTTCATTAGTTTTTTAGCGTCTTCGGTTAGATCGCTTACAGAAGCCCCTTTATCTTTTATTGTGTCTACGAATGTACTTCCACCTTTGGTCATGTGTTACGCTCCCGATCCCATCGCAAAATCGCTGCGAATCTCTCCATTATCAGATTCAATCTGTTTTTTTAATTTTTCCAGATCTTTATCTGATAGCTCTGCACCAACACTTTTAAAGTAATCAATTCCCATTTCTGTTTTAAGCCATTCTTCATCCGTATTACCAATTAACATGTCCTCTGTGGCTTTCTTATATTTGTCATCTTCTATGAGGCGCATAATATTCCATTCTAACAATAATTCTTCTAAAACATAATCATCCTTGCTTACATACATAAGTGGTTTATTATATTTATGAGACCACCATACCCTTAAAGATGACGTAGTATCATTAAAAGTCATGTCATATGCTATTTTTCTTATGTTACTTTCTAGATTCGTCATCGTCTTGGGGGGTCGCTATTTTTACTTCGTCGGCCTGTTTTTGTAAATCTTCAGCCCATTTATTTTCAAATTTAGCTACCTCTTCAAATATCGCCCAAATGACATTCAAATCATATAATTCTAATCCCTTATCAGTACCTTCCCACCAATCCGGACCATCTGTTATACCAAAACGAAGCATGGCTAGAACATTATATAGGGAAGTTAATTCTTCATTGTCTTTCTGGTCTCCAACCTTCTTACCATACCATCGTTGTGATTCTAGCCGATCTTTAATGCGAAGACGTCTATATTTAAAGAGACCTTCAAAAGAACGTTTAGAATCTGTACCCACTACGGCGATTTTAAAACCGTGAGTCATTTCTGGTAGTTCAGACATAATTATTCTCCTTATGGTTATATTCTCATTGTTATTATAGCACATTAGTTATATATCTGAATAATCTTCGACCCCACTGGAGATATTTTACCAATGAGGTCGAAAACTTTTAACACCACCAAAATTATGCCTGGTCGAGATTGACTGTTGCTTCAACCGTACTTGAACCAAGAACATTGCTCTCATCTGTAGCCCTAATACCAACAAAATCTATACCTTCTGTGCCAAGGGCACGTGAAGCGATGGAACCCGAACGACGTACTGGTTTGACACCCTCAATCTTCATAAGGGTAACATTACTGGTTCGATCAATAAGCTCAGCCGTGAGCAAGGGCTGTGTTAAAATGTCTTGAAGCTTAGGCATAATACCATCTGTCAAGACGGAATGGCCAGCAATACGAAAACGTGCAGCACTGAATGTCACAAAGTACGCAGACTCTGAATATTCAACAACTTCAAGTTGATCTAGTACGTTAACGGGAAGATGTTCATGATCTACCGTATAACTACAATTTGTGGCGTAGGCGACCTTATTGCCATTAATTTTAAAAACGGCCCTTGCGCCTGTGATTGTGTTAGAAGCCATTATAATCTCCTTTATTCACGATTATGCTGAGTCGCGAATATTATCCAATGTTAATCTCAAAAAGATGAAGTTTAGGGCCTGAACTGGCGTAATCTTCACGTCGATATATACTGCATTTCCAGACAACGTAACAAATAGATCCTTATACCCAACATATCCGTTGTTTGCGTCCGGAACTAACAGTCCCTGATCCCTATAACTATTAAGAATAGTTTGCGCCATGTTCTTAATAGATAAAGCACTTGCCGATGCAACTGAACGAGAAGTACCAATAAAAATGGCTTCTAGCTGATTTCTAATGTCATAGGCAACGTAATTGGCTGCTTCAAGGACAGAAACTCGGTTAAAAACGAAGTTATTGTCTTTGCCGTAAGTGGTATTACCTGCCACGATGCGATATCCGCCAGAATCTGGTGTCTTAATGACCATGAGACCAGCATCAATGGCTTCATCAATGTCGGTACCAACATCATAAGTGGCATGAGAAACACCAAAAGCGTTAATGTATTTATATGTAAGATCGGTCCCTACTGGCGTACCAGCCTGAATTCCTGCGCACATGGCAGCCGTTATATGGGGCTGCTTGGTGGCCAACGATCCATCGGCATCAATAAAATCAACGTCCTGGATGCACATTGAAGTCATTTCTGAATTCAATGATTTCGAAGCCACAATGGAGTTAGCAAACGTATCTTTATATCCAACATAGCCGTTACGTTCTGATCTATTTTTCGTATCAGAGGCTGTACGACAATGTGAATCAAGTCCTACTATGACACTATCAATATCATAAGTAGATGAGGCATCAGTAAGACCCAATAAAATGTCTGCTGTGGCATCTTGTGAAATACAAGGTAGAACAATGTTAACTCTGGTGCCGAGAAGGGCATCAAACCCATCAAGGAAATCTTGATTGAGAGTGGCACCAAGTGCTCCAGCAGTTAAATAACGTTTTGCGGTTGAGGCGACAATTTCGACTTGCCCATAAACGTTGCTCTTTGGATCAAGAGTAACCAACTGAGACTGATCGTTAACGTTGTTTTCAATCTCAATGAAATCGCCCTTAACTCCAAGAGGTAGAGCCAAAAATTCAATGTCTTTATAATAATCGATGTTTGTAGCTGGCGACACTGTGGCATTATAATAGCTGGTTACGCATGTATAAGAGGCACTACCATTAAAATTATTAATGTAATCCACTAATTGTTTAATTGTGTAGAGCGAAAGGTCTAGATCCAAATCGTCTGAAGCTGCGCCAGTACAACTTGTCGTTAAATGTTTCGTTGTTGGCGAATCTACTATGGACATTGTAGCCACAGTACCAGAACCAATGTATCTAATTTTAAAAAGCTCTAATCCAGAATTCTCGTCTAACACTTCAGTTAGATCATTCTGATTGGTTGTGACAATACGAGTTCCGCGAGAACCACGAACTGGACCTGCTCCACCAGCCGTAACAACCAACGTTGCAGCAGCAACACTAGAAGCTGTGGTCATGTCTAATGTGGTACGAATATTGGAAGTCGTAAGGGTCATTTCTGCATATTCATTAAGTACACTATATGCAGTAAGAACCGCTGGGTCAAGAGTAAGAGTAATCTTGTCTGTGCTAGATGCGGCAGCGATTACTGGTTTTGAAGGAGCCCAAACTGGAGTGGCCGTGTCTGCACCAACAGTTACTGCGGCACCATTCAAAAGAGTAACCCACTGTGCCTGCGACATAGAAACTGAGCCGCCAGGAGCGGTAGTAACTGTAAGGGTATAAGTAACTCCATTGACAACAACAATAAGAGTATCAGCAGAAGCTACTGCAACAGGGAAAGCAACGGCACCATCAGAAACCACAACCGCCTGAGCGTCGGAGACACTACCATTACTAATATAAAAATTGGTAAGATTACCAGCTACTCCATAGTTAGCTGCGTCCACATCAAATAAGGTATCAGCAACTGCTGTGTCCATATTTTTGATGGTAGAGGCGGCAGCCACTGAAGAGTTGGTTTTCCAGATTCTTATGATCTGAGCACCACTATCAACATTGGCGTCTCTGGCGGGTTGTACAAGAGCACGAGCGGCGTCAACAATTGGACCAGACCCATATACACTAACTAGGTCATCCATCTGCTCACTGGTGTAACTCTGTACTCCAATGCCGGTTCCATCTCCTGGGGGGCCTGAAATGGCCTCACCAACAATACCGACAATGCCAGAAGCTGACAATGCCTGCCCACCTATAACATTTACAGATGTTTTGCTATAGGCACCCGGCTGCCAGATGCTCTTGCCATTAAAGTTAAATTTGATTGACATATGAATTTACCCCTTCATTAAAAACGTTCGAATAGCTTATCCCAATCTTCTAAAGTAGCCATCATGGTAGGTAGTCTCTTTTGTGCGAAAACCCGCATTGCTCTAAACGCAGTGGGTTTCTTTTTACGAATGCTAAACCAAATCTCATATGGAGACAGAGTTACTCCCACCTTCTCTTTATCCAATTCCACAACCGTTTTAATAACGGCTGGCCTGGGCGGGAGGGTGATCTTTGTGGGGGAATCCGAGGCTGTCTTGGATTTTTGGTCCTTGTTAGACTTACTCGACTTCTTAATGGTCTTCTCGTTTGAATCATTTTTGGTCACCATATATAGACCTCTTTTAATTATTCATCTGACTGCGATTCATCACTAGTAGTTACATTAAGTATATCACCCCCATCTCTAGGATAAATATCTTTGGGGACTCTAATTTTATCACCAAGACCACTAGCAATTTTGTCTGTGGTTTCTAACCAATCGAAGAATGTTTTACCATATACGTCAATAGACTGCGTATAAATATGTTCTGGTAATTTCTCTAAATCTCTGGCAAACTCTCTAGCATTAAAGGTACTTAAAACTAAACCACGGTCGGTTAACCTCTTTTTTTCAGACAATAATGTATATGCTACTATATAATATAAATTTTTGGTTAAAAACGCATCCTCTGTGTGTATGCTAACTGTAATCTGATGATCTACTGGAACCTCTAGATATCTACTTCTAGTAAAGGTGACTACTCCTACCACAGAGCCAGCGGATGAGACATCTACCCCGGCGCTTCGACCAACATTAATGGCTTTTCTGGTATCAGTGTTAATAATGGCTGTAATGGAGTGGGTGGCATCTGAAGCGTCTTTATAAACATGACTAATAGTATTTATTGAATCAATATTAATGGTAACTGGATCGAAATCTACCCACCCTGTAGTGTCACTATAGCTACTTGGTAATATAGATGCTGTAATAATCTCTGGGTCAGAAGCAACATCTTCTGTTCTACCATAGTCACCCAAATAGGCATTGTCTTGAGCTTCGTTATTAATTAATGACGTAATAGTTATGCACGGTATTTTACTGGGTATATCACTCCAGCTAAACAATATACTAATGTGATTTTCTTTAACATATTCTTTCATTTTGTTAATGGATTGCTGTCCGTACTGTTTATTCATAAAATCATACTTATACATTGCCATCAAATCATCCAACTTTTCTGGATGTTTGCGGATTAGAGTAAATGCATCACGAAAAACAGACTCTAATATATACTCTGGTATGACAATTGCCATTTAAATATCACCTGGTTCTATCTCTACATCATAATCCCAAAATTCTTGTATAACAGGTTGCTGCATTTTTAATCCATTCTCAACATCAATTTTTTTAATATAATAATCTTTCTTCATTAAAACTAATTGTGGAAACTTGACGGTCATTTTGTGATCAGCCATTAAACGATTCGAATAACGACCCTCATGTAAAAGTTGAGTTACGCGATAAACCGGTCTAAATCTATATGTTACAGAAAAAGTTTGACCGACTCCTTTAGATGTGTCCCATATGGGCCTTTTTTGGTCTGGTAGCCACTCCATATTGCCATTTTTGTCTAATATGAAATTGGCATTCTCTATATACTTGGCACCAGTGCTGTCGGTAACGTCTTCAACCTCTAAGGCTTGATATCTCAATAAATCCATGTTGCCACGAGATTTGTTTAATAATTCATAGAATCGTTCATCTTGGTCAAGCAGAGTTATCTGATCAAAATAATTGAGTAGAATTCTTTTCCCATCATCATTATGCGTTGGGATAGTCAAGGTAGCTTGGCCAGGATCAAAGATCCCCTCTCGTAAAAACATTTTTACTAACTGATTCTGTTGGAAAAAAGCCCAACACTCCATACCACCATAGTGTATAAAACCATTGTCACATAATGTACACTGCACATCATGCTGCATTTTATTGGCTTTACCAATCCAATTCGGGCAGATATTAGCCTTTTCAATGAGCACCCTTATGCCATGCTGCGCGATCAATTTATTAAAATCATTGGGGTCTAGATGTATATTAGCATCTAAACCATAAGGATTATTTGGATTGTATTTATTACCGGCTGCCATTGTTAACCTTTATCTTACCCGATAAAAATGTTATTAATGCTTTTTTTATTTTGTCAATTTTCTTGCCAATTACTTTATCCTTAAGTTTTTCGACGCTCATTATGTCCATGCTTCCAAAAAAGTCTGGATTATCATAGTGAGCTAGATAAGCACGTTTAGCATCTTTTGCAGAATTAAATCCTAACATAACTTTATCTTCGTCGAATTTTCCATCTACATGTTGATGTATAACATATGCATTATTAGATTTTTTATGTGGTCCGACATAACAATCAATATGGTCTTTGTCTTTACCTAAAGTATTGCGAATATAACCATAATCGTACTGCATTTTGGTATTGCCGCTTCTACCGCTTCTACCGTTTCGGTCTTTCCATTTACGAACGGACCCTTGTTCATTTTCAATAGATATCTGCATGCCTTGAAATGGATATTTATTTTCTAATTTAAAACCAGAAAACGTCGGTGTTTTATTCTTTAAACTCATTATTATCCCTTATTTTTTAATTGTTTGGCTTTTACTTTTTTAGCTTTTTTCTTCTTTTCTTTAATTTTGGACGCTGGCCCCCCACCTGGGGTTTTGGTGGTATAAGAAACCACTCGACCATGTGTTGGTTTCTGCTTTTTTGCACTTTGTTTAGCTGGACGTTGTTTAAGGCCGGGTTTAACCCTAACTGCCTTTTCCATTAATAGCTTTAATAGAGCCTTCTTAATTTGTTCCTTTGTTGGTACACTCATCCTATTCTCCATTTCGTGTAATGCAGTATAGTATGTTGAACTTTCATTTAAATGTGCCAGAGCAATTTTTCCGGTTTTAATTGGATTATCATTAGTCACATTAGTATGTTTATCTACCAAACCATGTTCTAATTCTACAATCAATCCAGCCTTAAACTCCCTTAAAAGTATTTTCTTCCAATTGATTTTAAGTTTGTCACCAATGGCCCTTGCTTCTTTATTTGTAAAAGTCTTCTTCACTTATCGTTTTCCTTAGGTTTTGTCTCAGCGGTCGGAGTATCTGGTTTGGGCATTGTTTTGGGGTGTTCATCTTCCGCATCTTCTTTTTGGTTCTCCCAATTATTTAAATAACCCCGGTCTGTTTTGGAGCGCTTTTTAGCCTTTTCAATCTCAATGTCTACTGCCGATCTAAGAATGTTGGCTATATTAGCTTTTACAACATCATCAATAGACTCTCGTATAGACTTACCAACTTTTTCTGGTAACTTTGAATCTTTAGAAGTTTTAGATTCAAACTCCCTAGCTAACTTAGGATGATTGGCATACATAAAACGCCTTTGGGCTTCACTTTTAAACGGCATGTCCATTTCCTAGTATTTTGATGCCAAGCTTTCTTCATTCTGATTAACATCACCATCTTCATTTAGTGCCTCTTCTTTAGATCGTTTACCCGTCTTATGGTCACCTCTAGCTGTCCCTGGTGGAACAATGGTTAAACTTGTTTTCTTATCGGCCTGAGAACCCATATTTGTTTTAAAATCTGCTCCAGATTCCTTTAATGCATTCTTCATGGACTCTATATGGGAATTTCTAAAATGTCCACCTGGACTTCGTTGTCCCAAGACCCGCTTCCTATCATCCATAGTGTCATTTTGATTTATGGTGTGTGGTGGAGAAATGGCACCACCAGTTAGGCCGATTTGGCCATCTACGATAATGGGGTCGCCGCCCTTTTGTGGGTTGGCATATGTTGCTCTAACATGTAAAGTTCCATTTTTAGTCGTATCTCTACCTTCGGATGTCATTTTATTAGAACGCGTAGAGACCTCACCACGTGCCCCCCGGCTTTTTGTTGGTTTAGCACTAGATAGAGTCTCCCCGCCACCAACTTTACCACCAGATTCAGTATGTTGAAATACACTAATAGCAGTGGGTGCACCATGTGCTTCATGATTTAAAAATTTACCAATATGGTCTGAGGCAGCATTAAAATTTCTTTCATAATTATCTCTTGCTGTTGGTCTTTCTGCTGGCTGTTGTGCTTGTGGTTTCTGCGCCTGTTTTTCTGCTTTTGGCTCTCGCCATTTAGGGGAAAAAACACGATCAAGGCCTTTAATCAAAACGCTCATTAGTGTAAACTTTGCTATTTTTCTATCAACCTGCATGTCATTCTCCTTAAGTGGTGCTAAACGAAAAACTATTGTAATAACTTTTTACGGCACTAGATAATTCTTCAACCTTCAAATTATAGGAATTAATTCTGTCTGTAAACCCATCTTTAGAAATAGACTGGCTAAGTCCATCTAATCCAATGCCAAAACTACCGACACCAGGCATTCCAAAGATTAAGTCTCTCATGACTTCTAAAACATCAACGGCAGCCCTATAACCAATTAAATGATTAAGAATGTGGGGGATTTTATCTTGCTCAAAACCAGCCGTATAATTAATTTTAATTAGCTGTGGGTAATCTTTTTTAGAACCGAAGACTCCAGGTAAAATAACCCCTGCTTGAGACATGTAAAATTGTCCCATACTTCCTGCAGTTGGGGTCATCTGCATTTGGGCTGATTCAGCATAAATTCGGTACCATGCCTGAGGCAATGTAATTAGGGTAGACTCATTAATATATTGTATTTCTACGCTTACTGTGGTTGGATCAGCTACCATTGGTTTATGTCGTAGCTGTAGCCAAAACCAAGAATCGTAATCTTCAGCCCTGTAATCGTGAGCTTCTTTCTTATACTCTGTTGGCGTAATGGTAGTGTTGGTTAAATGTTCTAGAATTGATACTGCCGCTTCAATATAAAAGGCTAATTGGTCATCGCCCATTTCATCCCCATTTGGTGCCTTTAATGGAATGCCCCATAAATACCGACGCCTTAACTCTTGGGGTGTTACAAGTGTACCGCTACGAGCAAAACCAGGAGAGGAATCGGCGTTTTGTGGGAAAAACTGTGTATGTTCTGACATTATACATGGCCTTTCAATAGAATCCATGCTAGAGCCAGCATGGCAGCCATACCACCACCACCAATAATACCCCAGAAACTACCCTTTACTTTTACTTCCCGACCAAGTGCGGCTAACCGTGTGCACAATCCTTTTTCAGGATTACCATTACCCCACAAAACAATATTAACTTTCTGTTGGTCGTCATACATGTCGGTTAATACCATGCCTGCAGCCATTCGCCACGATTTTTCGTCTATATTTGGATCGAGGAGGATACTTCGGTAATCCATATGTTCTCCTAATCGTGTTTGGTAAGCTTTTTAATCGCCAATTCTCGTACTACCCATCTATTACTGGTGGCTGGTGAAACTCCGGTATTAATAAGTAATTTCACCCACCCTGTCATCATAACGGCGGTGTTGGCTGCTGTTAATGGTGCTGTGATAATAGAGCGATCATTACTATCAATCGTTATGCTGGCGTCGGCTATGGACAAATCGTCATCACCAGTTGATGGGAAATATAGTGTTAATTCTACGACCTCTGGTAGCCAATATTTTTGGTCATCTATGGTATCATAGATTTGTAACTTTATGGTCCTATCTTCACCACTATAAAACGTAAATTCGTCTATGTTCCCTTGGGTACACTCACCCATTACTTTCAAGGATAAATTGGATGGCATTATTTATTTCTCCCTCATTATTTTATCTATTTCATTGCGGAAAAATAACCGCCAATCTTGGAATGTTTTATTCTCAGACTCATACCATTCTAACTCTAAATCTGATCCAATCTCATCGGGGTCTTCAAACATAGCTAATACTTTAGTTTTACCATGGTTGGTCTCAGCAATAGATTTTATATACTTAAGACCCTTTACTCTTACAAAGGCCATGAGATTTAGATTAGATGTGGAATATGTTTTTGACACGTGATACTCCTTACTCAAGTATATAATATAACGGCCTCATCTGAAATACAAAAAAGGGGGCCAGAAGTTAAACAACTGGCCCCCCCTTTATATTATCTGTAGCTACACTTACGCAGACTTTCCGATATTCGTCACAAGCAATTGATGCCGTGGCGTATAAAGGATAGGCATACCGTAAATTAGGACCATGAAACGAATGGCTGGCGCAAGGACTGCCAGATTCATCTTCATGAGAGGTGCTAACTGCATCCACTGCATTTCCTGCGGCATGAGCTGCAGCAAGAAAGCCTTGGCCAGACCAGGATACTTATGGCCTGCTTCACAGGCTACTACTCCGCCGCCACCAGGAGTGGGGGTAGAATCTGCAACGAAACCGACGAATTTATGGCCCACAATCGTGTTACGAGGCGCACGATACATGGCGTAATACGTTGCACCAGCGGTATCAGCAGCGATGGTGAGGATAACCCTCTGGTTTGCTGCAACGACTTGCGTCTGCTGTACAGAACCAACTGATTCTCCGACGTTATTCAATGCAGAGATACGATAGCTGTACGTACCAGCTGCCAACTCTGACGTGGTATCTGCTTCGACCGCCAAGCCGGTAAGAACTGGGGTGGCCGGTGCAGCATATGTGGCCGGATTCGTATATGGCGTAGGAGTCGTTGCACCAGGCACTGACTGAGCCGTTCCAAGTGGCGTATCTTTCGGAGAAAGGAACTTACTAGGAACGATATTGAAAACACCAGCTGAAGAATAGAACTGGGTAAGGACGAAACCGGCCTGACCGTTAACCACGCCCATTGGGGTGATGCGTTCTTTTGGCTGGAACTGACGGTTCATATCTGCATGCGTCTTAAAATCCATGAAGAAATGAGTTGGCATACCGAAATTCTCTGCCATGATGCGAGGTGCTGCTTCGTAATCTTCCTCGTCTGGCACTGAACCCTGCATGTTGTAAACAACTGAAGGATTGCCACCGTAACCGGCGAATCCAAGGTACTGCGCCGTGGCATCCGTATCTCCGAAGAGAATCTGGCGGCCAAGACCGTCAAACTTAAGCGATGTTTCTGGAACGCCTGCACCAGTGAAAACACCAGTGGCGGCAACGACGAAATCATCATTGGCCATAAAAATCTGGCGTTCCATCTGTTCAAGAATCCACTTCGTACCTGCACGTGCTTCGATTGCCACTGCAGATTCAACTGACGTACGAACTAGAGTCATTGGATGCGTTACGGCCTTCGTGCAACCAACGTACCGCACTTTGACGAACTGGCGGTTGAATTGAGCGTTATTTTCAAGAGGCAGGACCTGAGCATCGGCATCAAAGAAACCACCGGACTCATACTGTTCGCCGTGTCCCGTATAGCGATTGTACTCGTGGACTGTATTCCACACTTCAGCCTTAGGAAAAATCGGCCAAATGCGAAGATGTTTCTCGTCCCACGTTACTGAATGCAACGTATATTCAAGAGATTCAACCATGAGGACTGAACCACTTGACATACTTCCTGGAACTCCGGCATAACCGTAATCACCAGTTGTTAAGGCTTTCGCCATTTCTTCAACTTCGCGTGCACCAAGTGCTACACCGTTTGCACCGAAGCCGTTTTGAATTTGATCAAACATTGTATGACTCCTTTCAAGTCAAAAATGATTTACTTAATAAGATTGGCTTCTGCTAGTGCAGCCTTCTTAATGGTTGGTGTTAGTTTATTTACTCCAAAAAGCTCAAACTCTGTAAGATACTGACCAGTGATTTTGCCTTCAGAATGCATCTTAGCCAACGCGGCACCAACTAGACGAGGTTGGGCTTTAATCATGTTGTCTAGGTTACCTTCATCTTCATTTACGGCACCTTTTTCGATAATTTCCACTTCGTTCTCCTTTATTACTGCCTTGGGCCCACGAGCTGCTCCCTTAGACAATGATGCAACTTGCTCACTAAGACCAGTAATGGCCTTTTGCATCCCAACAACACTCTTCATAATAGATTTGTTGAGATCAGGTGAACTGGTATCAGATTTTCTAGAATCTAGATAACTCGATGCCTGTTTCTTTTTCTTTCCATCTTCGTCTTCGTCTTCATCATCGTCGTCGTCACTATCCTCTGCCTTGGTTGCAACACCTTCGGCAGCGGCTACTGCATCAGACTCCGCAAAATCGTTGGCAAGACCAGGTTCTGCATTGTTCGGTTCTGCCTTGTACAATTCATCTACTGCTACTTCTACAACTCCCTCAAGCAACTTCTCAATGGAGGCTTTGTCGAGGTTGAGATCTTTGAGATCCATGGTGAAACTCCTTTCATACTTATATTATTAATACAACACCTAATATTATTTTATAATTAAAAATAAATTACCTAAATATTAATAACTGTTATCTATTAATGAAGACACTATATCGTATTTAAACTCCCAACTATGAAGTTTTTGAAATCTGGCCATCTGACTGGTTGCTTTACCTAAATATGTGTCATAATTAGCAATCATGTCCACGACCGCATCAGATATAGTATCTTTATTTACCGTATCTAGATTTATATGGGATACTTCTTCAGTAAGATAATCATTGCCAGTTTTGGTAGATATGAGTGGCTTTCCTCTAGCTATTGCTTCCATTCCTATTAAACCAAATCCTTCAACAAAGGAGGGAGCCAGTATACAATGTACTGAATTATAAAATTCATCTAAATTTTCTTGATATGGTATGAATTTTATGTTTACACAATCTTTAAATACATCATAATATTTTTGGTCATCAGTTCTGAGCCACAATTCTAAATCCCCTCCTAATTTGGCGAAGGCTTGTAAAACTTCAAAAATACCCTTTCTACGCACATGAAAATTGGGATTATTATATGAATTAAATACCATCCCGAATCGCCATGCGTCAGTATCAGGGGTAATAGCAGGGGGTAGGGGGTCTATACCATATGGCATGTGTGCAAGATTTGTAAAACCAGCCTCTTGAAATTTTTCTATGCAGAATTCACTTGGTAGCCATATAGAACTAATTTCTGCTTCATCAAGAACTTCTATGTCTCTGGGTTTTAAAGAATCTTCACAGACTAAATAAGCGAACCTCTTTTTATAATTCTGCAACCAAAAAATATCCCTAATTAATCCGCTTACTATTCCAACATCTGCTCTAACAATATTCTGGCCTTTAACATAATTAGTAATACTTTTTAAATTCATAACATATTTGTCTCTACCATGTAACAAATCGTAGGTAGATTGACCGACGCGATCTAAAGATGATTTGTCGTCCCTTTTAAAAAACTGTATGTTCATAGTATTTATCCTTTTTTATTTTCAAATTCATAGCCAAACCACTCTATTTCTTTGTCATAAACCTTAGATATTTTGTCAATCATCGACTGATCTGTATAATATGTAGAATAATGTTTTAGTGGCCTTCTACCAGCGGCAATACGAATGCTTCTTAAATAAGTGGGCATGATGTCTTTTAATTTATCACCGTCAGGAATACCTAATTTATTATATAATGCTTTTAGATCATCAAGCAAGTGTTCATATCTAATGTGAACGTCACAAGTCATCTCGTCGTTAATACAATAGACAAACCTATCTATTGGAATGTTGCATCCGTCCGTCACAAATTCTTCAAACGACATAGCAAGGTCTGGATGCACCCAATGATAATAAGATACTGTTTTATCCCACGGGTTTCTTACTATAGAAAATTTAGTATATGTTTTAAAAATATCGGGGTCTATGTCGTCTAAATATTTTTTAGCTAAACCAACTCCTAGGTGGTCGGCCCATTTAATGCCTGGGTGTAGGTATCCACGCACAGTACTAATTCCATGTTCAGTAATGGACTCCCTACGACGCATTTGTACTCGATGTTTTCCATCTGGTGGTAAACAATATTTATCCATGACTGCTTCTACGGATGTCCCAGCCACCTTCATGGTTTTAAAAAAGATAAATTTGTATTGATGCGATACCAACATTAGTGACCCAAGAGTGATAACAATTCATAATCTTTATAATATCTACAGAAGATTTTTTCTGACGATAAGGAAGACACTTCTATGTCTATATCTTTAGAATGATTAACCTTCTGAAAAGACGGAGGTTTAATGTTAATCTTGTCACAAACCTCTAAAACATTATCGTGAAAATTTTCAGTCCTACCAACGTAATCTTGGCGCATGACACCATTATACGTTAGTAGGTTATGTTGAGATACTAGATGTACGTCATTAACAATGTCTGTCCATTTACATATGTTATTAATAAATTTATCAAAAGTTTCTGGGCCTTCGTTCGGAATCATGTGCTGCCAGTGCATTTCTTCTTTCGGAACCTGCAATCTAAAGCGTTTAAATAATGATAACATTCGATCTATTGGATCTCTAACAAAACTAAATATGTATGCATCTTCATATTTATGTAGATCTGTAATGCGTACTTTTTGCTGTTTTTCATTAACAGAAAAGAATTGCCACGATCTTGGCACATCTTCTTCAGATAAATTGTGCTCTCTCATGTATAATAATCTAGAAAGAAAAATACCACCAGTAGCTGGTATGTGACAGAACACCGCGTTTAATTTTGGATAATAATAATTAAACGTATAATTTGGTTGCGTTAATTTATAATTTTCTGTATCTATCATAATTTTTTATGTCCGACAAAACATACATTAGCCATAACCTTAGAGGGTAAAGACTTTTGTATGCTAGCAATCTGTTCGTCGCATATGTGCCACGCAGTCGCATCACCGCCGCCGTCTGTTTTGTCCGTACAATATGCATACTCAATTTCATCTAATACAAATTGTTTATTGCTAAGGAAACGATTGACGCGCTGTTTATCATAAAATCTAACCCAGTGATATAGATTTGTATTACCAAGCCCGTACGGTATGGTGATAATAATCTTTCCGTCTGGTTTTGTAATTCTAACCATTTCATTAAAGATTTTTATATCTGCGTCTGAATCTTCTACTGTGTCAGTATGGTACGGGGTCGGCACCAATCCAGCATGCTCTATAACACTAATGGAACATGTTACATCAAATTCATTATCATTAAATGGTGTTTTTCGAGCGTCAGCCACTTTAAATTTGTCGTATGGCTTATGATATTTCTGCATATCAATGCCCCATGCGTCATAGCCCAGTTCATCTAATACAGTTAAGACGGCACTATAACAGCATCCGACGTCTAATATTTTAGATGGCGGTTCTGGCAAATGATTAAATAAGAATGGGATCTCGTGCTGGCGCTCGCTCCATTCCCACCCTTTTAATAACATAGCTAAAGTTTCTTTTGGCATATTTTTCATGTTTGCATCTCCCGATAATTATTTTCTAACGAATACGTAATCACCAAAATACTGAGTTACTAGATTAGAAGCCACTAGTTTAAAACCATTATAATCTAGATAGTGTAATACTTCATCATATAAATATTCACCGTCATAAATTCTTTTAACTTCTAGTTCGGTGACTATGTATTTCACAGAATGCAGATGGGAACCAAGACCTCTCATCGCTGGCAGCAAGGCCCCCTGTAAATCAGCACATATTAAATCAACAGAGGGTACGTTATTTTGCTGCATCCATGTATCAAGCCTAGTTGCATTAACAGAAATTTTTGACTGGTCGTACGGATATTGATTCACGTCTTTAATTTTATATAAAGAGGAAGCCAAAAAATTCCCATTAGTGACAGGATAAAATGTCACTTTTCCATTTATGTCACTAACTGCTTGCTCCACAAAATTAATGTCGTCATGACCAATTAAATTTTCTTTACAGCGCACGATTGAGACTGGATTACACTCAAATGCGTGCACCTTACTATCTTCATAATAGTCATTAAGGGCTATCGCGTCTTGTGCGTTTCCGCTTCCAAGTTCAAAGATAGTATTAACCGACAACGGATCAATGTGTTTTAATACCCAAGGTTTAAGATAAACCCCGATCATTTTGTTATATACTCCAGTCATGAGTTATATCTCTTTAAATCTGCGTCCATCATGATCTGCACCAACTTATCAAAGTCACAATCAGGTGTCCAGCCAAGCGTATTCTTGGCCTTACAATTGCGACCGTGTAAATCTACCAAGTCTTTGGGTCTCATAAATCGGGGATCAACTTTAACATATTGTTCCCATTCTTCGATACCAACGTGTTTAAACGCAGCCGACAGCAAATCTCTAATGCTGTGATTCTCATTGGTAGAGATAATAAACGTATCCGGATCGTCATGCTGCATCATCATCCACATCGCCTTTACGTAGTCACCAGCGAATCCCCAATCACGTGTAGAGTCTAAATTACCCAAAGATATTGAATCTGCTAACCCCATCTTGATCTGGGCCACGCCGTCCGTAATTTTGCGGGTGACGAATTCTAATCCTCTAAGGGGGGATTCGTGATTAAACAGGATACCACAACATGTAAACATGCCGTAGCTCTCTCTAAAATTGATGGTCATCCAGTGTGCGAATAACTTAGCAATGGCATATGGGCTACAAGGCTTAAATGCGGTCTCTTCTGTCTGTACTCCATTGTCGCTATTGTTACCAAACATCTCACTAGTAGAGGCTTGATAAAATTTTGCTTCTGGGTGCCACAATCTAATGGCATTCAATAAACGCATTGGGCCATTAGCATTAATGTCTGTAGTAGATACTGGACAATCCCAAGAAGTTTTAACGAATGATTGAGCTGCTAGATTATAGACTTCGTCTGGCTGGATCGTTTTAATGGCATTAATAAGAGAACATTCGTCAGTCAAATCACCATCAACAAAATGTATTTTTTTGGTAATACCAAGATAATCCAGATTGCTCATGCTGCGATTGACGATACGACGCACAAGTCCATAAACCTCGTAGTCTTTGTTTAAAAGAAGTTCTGCAAGATAGGCTCCATCTTGGCCAGTAATGCCTGTAATAAACGCTTTTTTCTTCATTTTGACCCTTTCTTATCTTTTAACATTTTATCAATCTTTTTTAATCTATTAAACGCTTTTTTGGCCGATTTGTGCCACGTATATTTATTAGACATGAATTTACGGGCGTACTCACCTTTAGCTCTTGCCTCTTTCTGGTTCTCGAACACTTCTCTCATTAATTTTCTTAAATGATCTTTACTCGGATTGGCAAAATTGGCATCAATATAATGAGGATGTATCCAATCACATGCTGGGCATGGTTTTAATGCGTCACTGTTCAGAAGATAACTATTATCATCATTCATAAATTCTGTGTTTCCACTCCAATTGGTTCCAATGGTGGGCATTCCCATGGCCATCGCTTCGCTGAACTCCAATCCCCACCCCTCGCCACGTGTTGGCATTACATAACAGTCACACATTTTATAAAGTTGTGGTAATTCTTCACACGAATAGATATTAAAATCTAATTTAATCGGAGGAGACGTGTGGATAATATCACCTATGTACTTTTGCATGTTTTCATAGGCTTTTTCTAGTGAATACCAGCCGCCCTTCATGTATAATCCTACTTTTTCATCCTTATCAAATTCCTCTGCAAATGCCCTCATTAAAACGTCAATACCTTTGCGCTCACTCCAACCACATATGATTAAAAATTTAAACCTATCTTCAAAGTCCTCCGGCGGTTCCATTGGAACCACTGTGTCTGGATTAAATCTTTCTACATCAACACCGAGAGGCATGACATGGACATTTTTTAATCCGGCTTTTGTCATAGTTTTCTTACAAAACATGGATGGTGTCCATATTTCGTCTTGTGACCTTAAATGATCTACAAAAGCTTTAGGAAATTTTTCAGTTTCAAACATAACATATGCAATGGAATAATGATTGGGGTGTGTTTTAACGCTTTCGGGATCTATCATTGTAATACAGATTGGACATTCTGACACAGACATGCTGGCATTATGTAGTTTTATCATTCTGTTGATTTTTACGTCAGAATGTACACCCACATTATCGATGTCATGTGGGGAGGCGGAAACTGCTTTAATAAGACAACCGTGCGCGTCCAATCCCAAAGTCATGTTGCGCAAAGCTTCTCCAAAGCCAGATTGTAAAAAGAATAAACCGTGAACTGCTACCTTAAGGGCTTTTTCTCTGGCCGCTATCTCTCTTTTTAAAATCTTACTCCAATGATTTCTTGGTAGTTTTTTCTTTTTATTTTTCATATTATATTAAAACTCTTATTTCATTATGACAAGGCAACACTCTCCCAAGTATCTGTGTCAACGCAGACGAATAGATACTTAGTACCTGCAATGTCACCAAAACTAATTGTTCCTTTAACACCGGTAGCTCCAGGAGCCGATGGAACGTGCTCATATGTACGGATACCAGAGTCGCTGGCGTCACATACTCCATCCTGCCAAGTATTACCATTGGTGTCACAAGTCCATCCATTTACACCATAACCATAACCGCCGCCAATATTGAGGTTACGACCGATCCATGCATCACGAGTAACAAATAAATCTCTACCAGATATGATATCAAGTGTAGTAGTAACGCTGTCAAAAATGCCCAGTCGTGTACTGGCTAACACTTCATCCATTAATGATGCTAGATTAACTTTGTCTGCCCATGGTGTATATTTGTTCAGCAACCTTGCTTGTTCGTCAGTTAAAACGGTAAATGGCATTAGTTCTCCTTAAAAAGTTATCTTACTTATTAAATGGCATCCCATGTTGGAACACCAGGGGCCGACAACATATGTAATGTAGCCGGAGGGCCAGCAGTCGTATCATAAACAATCTGACCAGCTAGTCCAGAAAGTCCAAGCCCTCCTGGATCACCAGATACATAACCAGTATTGGCACCTAGACCTGCCGTTATGGTACCAGCATAGGCTCCGGCATAGGTAATGGTTTGTTGTGAACAAGGAAGAACCGCTGCGATAACCGCTCCATTCAGAAGAATAGAAGAGGCCCCACCAGATAGAAACCATGAACCAGCATACATTGTGACTGAACCCGCAGTGGCTGATAATGCTACGGCAGTACCAGTATTTCTGATTTGAGATGCATTCACAAAAGTGGTATTGGTAAAACGTAATGTTGGCAAAGCATTAGATGCATTGGCGATTATGCTTTCCGAAGAGAAAGAATATCCACCACCTGTAGACTCAAATACTGGTACTGTCGTACCAACGAGGTTACAGCCTCCGAATACCGCACAAACGAAATTCGCACCAGTGCCAGAAAGAACCAGACGGGAGGCAGAGGTTATGACTGCTGTACTATTTCTAAATGACAATGTACATAAGCTAGTATGGGCAGCTGCCACCGCAAACATTGACAGAGAATCGACAGCAATATTCATTGAGCTGTCTTTAATATTCATTGTTATAATGTTGCCATCTGTCGCTGTAAAGAAAGCAGTTTCAGCAGTGGCTCCATCTGCCGTAAATGAATTACCCATGAAGGTAAAATCACTATTAAGTGGATCTCCGCCTCCTGGACCATCATAATACATACGGACTGGACCTACGATGCTGAGACCAGGGTAGATAATATAGTTAACGCCCATCTTAAATTCACAATCTACGTCATCATCGCTTATGCTACCATTAACTGATCCATATGCAGTTGTATCACGAGCTGGCAATACAATAATAGTATCCCCGACATTTGAGTCGTTGGAAGCATCTTGTATGTTGGTATATGGAGTTGACAAACTACCGTCCGGTTCGCCATCACCAAACATATCAGATTCGGCGCTGTCATCTGGATCATAATTATAATCGACCCATATGGCATTGCGACCTGCGTCATTCCCCATGTTACCAAAAATGGCCATGAGAGTAAAAAATGACATTGGGATTTTGTTATCATTTGGGCTGTATTTGTCTATATAACGCACTATTTGTCTGAAATCGATGGTAGTGTCATTGGGTCCAAAAGTATTATTATCTAAATTGTTAAGTAATTCTTCATAATCTGCCATCGCTCCAGGCCATATTTGATCTAAAACTTTACTCATAATTATGTCTCCTGTCTGATGAGTATTTCCATACGTAAATTTTATACTACCTACTGAATAATTTTAAACTGTCCCTATTTCACTTCGCTTACTGCACTTATTTTCTCTTCTTCAGAATCTTTCGCTTCATCCAGTGCTTCCATTACTTGACCTAGTACAATTGGAGTAAAACGTTCATCTTCTTTAATGGCTTCTTTGATTTTAATAAAATCAGCCTTGTCAACACTCGTTGAATCCTTCTTATAAAAAGAACGAGCCAATTCTAAAGCTTTTAAAGGATCTCCACCAAACACTTTGCCTTTATAGACTTGAAAAATGTGAGCCAAAACCATTCCAACAGTTGCTTCTGACCCAGCAGTACCGTCTAAACTAATCGGTTTTCCATCTAAATCAACTAAAACTTTTTTTGTGTCAATCTTTTTCATTTTTTTTCTCCTCTGTGGATTGTGGGTTATTAACCCAATAATTATATGTTACCTAGTGGTACAAGATAAATTATGCGGTTATGGAATAACTTATTAGGATACCACCTTCAAAGGTTAATGTGTGAATATTCCCAGATGACGTGTGAAAGGAGAGTGTAGATCCACCAGCTGATCCATATCCCCAATTACCGCCGCATCCATAATGACCACCACTATCCAGCATAATCTTGTCATCAACAAACATTGCGCCAGTGACACTATTCTCAAAATAAGAAGAATAGTGACAATCGGAATTACCCTCGACATAAAGAGCGTGTGAATATGAAGTGTTCGATCCTACATAGGAACTTTTACAATATACTCCAGCATAATGACCTATAGCATAGCTACCAGTTTCAGCGGTCTGTCCAATTATACCATGAGTAGTAGTAGAATAGCCCTTAACACCGGCATCAGTCAAACTAGTACTATATGTGCTCCCATAAATGCCACTTCCAGCGTTAACTCCAGTCTTAGTATTATATCCAGAAATGGCAGACCATCCACCCATTGAAGCATTATCTTTTACTCCTGTAATGGCTGTTCTGGCCCAGCCTTGTGTTCCCGTATTTGCAGACACTGCATATTGACCACCTTCAAAATAAGCAGCTATAGGATAATGGGCATATGACGTTGAAGTATTAACAATGTGCATTACTTGTTTTGTGGGGCATTCTGCTAGAATGGTATACGCAAGTGTTCCAGTATTCTCGTAACCCACAAATTCAATCCCAGTTTTACTTACTCCTGCACTTCCTCCATAAACATAGATACCCCTGGCTCCCATTGAAGCATCGGCATATAGGGCAGCGGCATCTGTGTCAGAAGACAAACAAGAGACGGATACTCCATGGGCATCTGGTCCATCGGTAGAATTATGAATATATGCTGCCGAAGAGCCATATCCACCACTCTTATAAACTCCTAGGCCCTGACTACCCGTAGTTTGTTCGATACGAACACTCTGCGTCCCACCCTTAACATGAATACCATAAACATAATATCCTGGGGTAATATCGTTGAGAACTTCAGCAAAAATAGCAGCACCACCAACACCACCGGTGGTGTTTGTTTGGGCCTTAACAGCATAAGAGGGAAAAACAGATGGAGTAGAGATGCCAGTATAGGCTAATACTCCATGTGTTGCAGCACTAGTGAGGGATGATTCCATGGCCACCCCAGTAACGCCAGCAGTGAAGTCCTCATAAACATACATGGTGTCGTTTTGAGCGATGCCAACTACACCACCACTAGCTCTTATAATATTGGAGTACCATGACCAGTTATTTCTAGTGTCATAACCAGTGGTGTGACCGAAGGAAACTGTGATTCCATCACTTAATGCTTGTGCAAAGCCAGTAATTGACACGCCTGAAGTCCAGCTTAACCCATTGTTGTTTGACCATTTAAATTTATTTGGGGTTGAAGTATCATTGTCAATGACGACCAAATATTTTTTAGTGTAGGTTCCAGTGTACGAACCATTTAAATAAAGCTCCCTAGAGCCAGGATGTCCAACCCCAGTACGGCCATTATATGCAACACTGAGAGCACCAAAGATGGCAGTGGTACCACTAACTTCACCCCAACCTCCAGCTATAGCCGATCTACAATAAGCGGTAGCCTTAGCACTAATGGCCGTTGCCAAACGACTTGCACTAACCGTATCGGATTTGTGGGTCGCGTCAATAACGGGCATAGCATTAGAATAATTTATGGCTGCTATTGGAATATAGGCACCAGAGCGTGAATAACTATGAGCAATTAGGCCATTGGTACCCAACTCAGATGATTGGTCCTCAGAACCAGGATACAATTTTAAAAGACCATCCCATACCCTTTGTACGCGGCCTCCAATTTTAACTAATGAACCGCCGTACCACACACCCGTATCTATAGATTCTTGATTGACAAAATGAGCAACTGAACCAGTGCCTCTGGCAACAAGTGCAAATACATCATCATTGCCATATTGATCCCATGCTAAAGTATTCTCTGCATAAATGCCAACACCAGTAGCTGAAGAACTGCTTGCATAGAAAGCATTCTTAGCAGCAGAAGCACTAACAACCTGAAGGTCATAACCAGTAGCAGTAATGGTAGTATCTTTAATAAGGGCACCGCCCAATTCAACTATATTAGGAAGTACAAGATTTAAACCATTTTGAGCAGTAGCACTCGCATTGGCTGGGGTAATTTGATATGAAGTCCCAGCATCATCCAAATAGTGCAATTGTAGCAACCCACTTACAATTTTCGTATATATTTTCCCATAAGTTGAAGTAAGTGTTGGGTCTACAAGAGATCTTTTTATGGAAAGGAGTCCCTCATAAAACTTAATTTCCTGATCTTCAGTTATAATAATGGCTGGGTGGTACGTACCATTGTTTAAATAAGAAATCCTAAAATCATTATCCTCAGCTGCCCTACCCTTGCGGATAGCCCAAATGTGGGTATCTGCGGCTGTGGTACCAGTAGCGCCAATATCACCTATGTATAAATATTGGTTAGTAGTCGCAGGTCCGTCTATAATAAAATAAGACGAAGTTAAATTTGTGTTTCTAAAAATGAAACTACTTTCATCTCCTGGATAAAAAACCATCGCTGGATAATTAGTCTTATAAGAGTCACTCCATCCAATTGTCGGGCGATTACCTTCTGTGACTGTCGTGTCCCCTTCAAACCTGATAAACGTTTGGTCTGCTGCAGCACCATCACCAAGGGTGAGAGTGTCTTGACACCAGAATTTATTACCATCAGGATCAATGGTGGTGGCTTGAATAAGTGTTCCACCAAGTTCAACTATATTTAAAAATGCAAGAGTTAAACCATTTTGGGCGGTAGTAGTAGGACTCAGTGCATATTCAGTATTGTCACTAGCTAGATAAACAAGATGAGTAACTCCAAGATGATCTCTTGTATAAATCTTACCGATGTTTGCTTCGTTAGTCGGCGTTGAAATTTCTGTCATTGCTAACGGACCAGTAAATAAATCCATTTGGCCGTCTGGATTTAATCTTGCCACATTAGTTTCAGTTGCAATACCATATAGAAAATCAAGATGATTACCGTTTGCTTCTTTATTTTTTTTGATTCTCCAATACCTATTATCTGCTGGTGTTGCATCTAGATGACCGATCCATAGGCTATGGTCGTATGTTCCTAATCCGAGTAGTTTAAAATCTAAATCTCCATTACTTTCACTGGCAAAAACTTGGTCTACCCGGGTAACTGACCACTTAAAAGTGGGGCCATATGAACCTAGATAATTTTCGACATAACCAAAAGTAATGTCGGGAGCAAAAGGACTGCCAGTTCCGAAAAGAATAAAGGTTTGGTCGCCCCATACCGATCCAGCGGCATTCGTTAAGCCAAGTTTTAATCCCGGTTGAATCCACAATTCGTTACCATCTGGGTCGATCTCAGTATCGTGGTCTAAGGTTCCACCCAATTCCACATTTGGTCCAGCAAATTCTGTAAGACCGTTTTGGAATGTATACCCAGCCAACGGAGTACCACCATATGAGAGTTGGGTTATGTTCCCCTGGTAGTCACGGTAAAATAAATTCTGCTCCCCGCCACCGAAGGCACCGGAAGTCCTCTTAATATAGAGCGTTCCGCCTTGGTGACCCAAAAGACCAGAAGCGCCAACATCTACGTCATCATTCGGCCAATCGTCAAAACGGGTCAAATTCAATTTATGCTCAGCCTGTAAAGTGCCAGCTGCGAAATCACCTGTAATCTCAAGACTACCATTTACCTGAAGCGCGGCTCCAGCCATGTCTGGGGCTGCGTTAATAGCAACCTTCGCGACCCCAGAAGAAGCTCCACTTGAAACAAGTCTGCCAAAACCAATATTTAGACCGCCAGTAAAATCGGTTGCAGTATTGTCGGTCACTCCTATCTTTAAGATATAAATATCTGTATTTTGTGGAACACCAGCTCCGACATAAGCTCTATTATAATAATAATCGATGGCGATACCATCGTCAGGATAAGCATGACCTATAAAGAGTCCACCAGAATTCTCTTCATCAATACTGGGGAATAGAAGTCTGAAATTTCTTTGATTCTCATCTGTTCCAGCATAAACATACGATTCGGTTAATGAAAATACATTCTGATCTAATTCAATATCCGTATCAGCAGTAAGAGTCCCACCCAAAACAACATTACCAAGTGTTTCGGTAAGACCATTGGTAAAAAGATATGCTGCAGCTCCGGGAGTACTTGCTGTCCCACCAATATATCTGTAGCCTACAATATGAATTGGAGTTGTAAACGCAGAAATGCTGTCTTGGAAGAACAATATACCAGATTTATAATCAAAAATCCAATCTGAAGAGCTTGAACTTGGAATTTCATCTCCCAAACCACCGGCCCCATCGTCCTCATATACTCTTACTGTGTAATTTATGCCGTAACGTGAAGGAATCCAGTCTTCCAAGTTACTTTTCCATGCTTTATGATTTGAAGCGGTAAGATCTTCGATTAACGTTTGGTCAACATAAGCTTGGGCTACACCACCCGCAACTGCAGTGGCAGGGTCATTATGGGCAATAGCATCTGTCCAAACATCAGTACCATCTACTAACCATGCAGAAGCTATAGATTCCTCATAAAAAGCTTTCCCAGTATCTGTAATAGATTTATTTTGGGACTTTTTAAAAAGCAAATCTATCTTTGTAAGATCAGATAGTGCCATTTTTTACCACCCTATTTCTCTAAGAGCTGTTAAGATCGGAACAGAAGTATTTAACAGCGTGATTCTTATGATATACATATTTCCAGCACTGGCGGTCGAAAACGCAGCGGAAGACCATTCAAATCTAGCACCAGCAGCACTTGTTCTGCAACCGTCACCATCGATGCCTGTGAATGTAGCTACATTAAATGCCGTCCCTAAATCAAGCCACCCAGTCTGTGAAGGAAGTTTAATTTCTACCTTGGCAGTTGGAGATCCAGTGGTATCAAATGTGGCTAATACCCACCCCTCTAATTCTATCATTCCATTCGTATGAGGGTCTGTGTCATACATTGCTCTTACGTAAAATTGATTACCAGCCAATGCACTATAATCAGGTTGTGCAGGAACACTTGGTAAATATCCAGTACTGAAATCAACGTCAGGGTAGATAAGACCATCGTTGAATTGTAACGCCCCGTCATTGTTTACTAAGTCTTCTGTAGTATCCCATTCGCCAATCACATCTCCAGGATAAGTTTGTACAGCATTAAAAGTTCTTATGCCAGTCCATGACTGAGCTTGAGTGATGTAATATGGAATCCTTCTATTTTCATCGCGAAATTCTTCAATCAAATCAGTTGACACATTACCGTAAGTATTTATCATTCTGTTGGCAGAAATTGATTGTACTGTTGCGCCCGCACCAAATGGATCTTCTCCAAAAGCCCCAATCCTACCATTTTCTGTCAACACGCTTGCAATATCTATTGCAACCGCGCTAGCTGGAACATAAACAAAAGCATCGCTAATTGCCGGAGGGGTACTAGGACCGGTAACATCTGCTGAATTCCATGCAATATCAAAATCTGTAATAGCAATAGGAGAACTATCGAAATTAAGGGGTCTAAGTACATATGTATTATCAAAAGCACCCACTAAAGTAGTACCTATTAAAAACGTGTCTCCAGTAGAGTATTTGTAAACACCAGAAATTTGTTTTAGAGAACTATAGGTATCTTCAGCAACATTTGGAGCGGCCCCAACCGTAGGTCTTGTTGCAACACTATCATAAAAGATAATCGTGGCAGCAGAATCACTATTGGTAGCACCAACCGCATGCCTTAGTGCAATCGAATTCTCTCCGTGACTTAAAGGAGTAATGGCATTTATGCCTGCAACATTTATTCTACCCTTCCAAATCTGGAAGACAGGGGTCGTTGCAAATTTTTCAACAGACGTAACAGTAATCGTATTCAATGGTGAATTCTGAGGGGGATAACTTTGAGTACCTTGCTGTTCCGCAGCATTAAAGGCAGCACCTAAATCAAAGGAGTCACCAAAAACAGCACCATTCACAAGACAAACTAGAGTACCTAACTGTCCTTGATTCGCAGCATCTCCAGTAGGAATCGATAGAGTGAAAGCCAACGTATTCATGCAATTGCCATATAAATCGCCAGCAGATAAGGTTATGAAAACATTTCCATCAGACATGTAACCACTAACCCCGGCCACACTCTGATCTAAAACAAGTGCGGTTAGGGGGTCGGCATCAGTACCTTCTAAATAATCAATACGAGTGTCTAAAGCAGTATTGCAATCTTGAATGTTGGTTTTTGATAACCCATCTAAATTTTCAGCCACTTTAGTATCTTCATCATTAAAAGCGATACCTCTTGCGTGACTTGTAGTTAATGAAGGGGGCATTTATACACCTCTAGCATAAATTCTTACCACTGCCGTTTTGGCAGGGGCAGTTGTGTCACAAACCAAATGAACATTATTAGTTTTAAAATTATCTGAGAATGTTTCGTAAGAATCAACACGATCTGTTAAATTGGTGGCAGGAGCGTCGTAATTAAAATGACACTCATTTATTGTGTCTCTGTTGGCTATGATGATCATTTCAGCTTCAAATGGAATCACAAATGTTTGATCTACATTGGTAGCTATTACTTCAATATAATATTTATCTGTAAATGCAGGAGGACTTACTGAAGACCCAGTAACATCAGCCATAAGTTTGCCATCAACAGTAAAAGACGCAACTACTGCATCACCATCGGCAAACGTTGGTGCCACAGCATAATACACACCACCAATAGCCATAAAACGTGGATCCGTCCTAATATCTTGCAATAGGCTAGTTGATCTCTCTGCTCTGGCATGATAGGGTAAATTACTAATATTCATGGCCATCTGAAGTAGATTAAGACTCCATTCAGCAGAGCTACCGGGCATTGCCCCTTGTTTTAGGTCAGACATGTGTTAACTCCTTTAAATAATTATAGTATAATGTATACCAACGTCCAATCTATTTAGAAACCTTGAAGATCCCCACTATTATGCTCGGACACGCTGGTCTTGCTGGGTTAGCCTGTGCTGCCGTGGCCTTCATCTGAACGCCTGTGTCATCCGCCGCTGTTCTTAACTGCATTGTCGTACCATCAACCGCTACAACTATGAACGGTACTGCTAGAACTACTTCTGTATTTGCGGTAGGTAATTGGACGATTGTATTCGTATTGGCTACGTTCACACCGTCAACATAAAGCCATAAATCCATAGACTTTTGGTTAGCATCTGCATCGGCAATCGCTGAAACCATGACGATGTAATGTCCAGTTGAAGTGAATCTTATGTTTCCTGAGTCATGTCCTGTATGCGTTCCCGCACCAGCACAAGAAGTGTTGATTGATGTATCTTCTGGAAACGCTGCTATTTGAAATTCTCCAGCAGCAAATCCAGCCGTGTTAATATAATATTTTGTGTTTGCTGTGATGCCTGTAGGAAGCGTGTCTGTGGTTTCAAAGTAAACCGTATCGCCAATCTGCATATCATGCGCCGCCCACGTTACGACCGCAGGAGTGGCGTTTGAGATTGTGACCGTCGTTCCTGCGCCGCCATTGTCTCTCGTTATTCCATGCTCATCGTCCGTCGTATCAAACTGGACTGGGTAAGCGTCTGCCGCCCCACCTACATGACCGTGAGCCTGAGTTGTGCTATCGGAATATCCAGCAATAGAAACAGGAGGCGTTTTATAGGCGTAAGGAACGAGCCAATTAGTGCCGTCACTTTCAAACACCAGAGATTGATGCTCAACCGCTAGGTAGAGGGTTGTCTCATCGTCCATGTTTCCACCAAGAGACGTAATAGTGATCTTCGTTGTGATGTTGTTCTTAACGATAAATCGCTTACCAGCACCAGATGTTACCGCGCTTGGTAGAACAACGCTTGCAGATCCCGCACCACAAATAATAAAATTATCAGTTACCAGCACGTTATACGGTGTGCTGGTGATAGTTGTTACTTGTCCAGTGGGCAAGAATTCTCCTGCCACCTGTCCCGTTAGCGCATCCAATAATGCATAACCTTTATAAACCATTTATTTCCCCTTAGACCACAGTCCTTGAAATCTCACGGAACCATGCTCCGTCAAAAGCCAAAACTAAAGTTGCGCCAGCACTTGCTAAGAAATCCCCGCTACCGGCGAGCTGAAATCCATAGTAACCAGCTCCAGCGGCTGTGCCGTGTTTAATGCTAGGGGCACCATCCGTCTGTAAGGTAATGACAGAACCAGCCGTCCAGTTTGTTCCTAAAATCCTTTGTACTTCTACCGCCCCAGTAACGTCAAAATAATTGCCATCGCCCAAAGTAATGTCGTTAGCAGAAGCAACGTCTCCGCCCTGCTTACCAAGAATCCTTGAAGAGGGGGTAATGTAACCACCAATTTCTAATGCCCCACCAAATTTCACAGCCCCAGCTGCCACATGTAAAGCATAAGGGTTGGTTATCGTCATGTTAGCGCCAGCCGTGGGCGCTCCATCTATATAAACTGTATACGCATCAGTTATGGTAAGAGGTGTTCCTGCGTCACCCACATAGGTGGGGGCTTGGATGTTTATCTCTCTCTGTGTTGCTAACGGACCGGCTCCAGCCGCCCAAGTCTTACTAGCAGAGAAATCAAAATCCATACCGAGAGATTCGGTAGCAGCAGTAATGGCAGTGTGTGCAGCGCCAGTAACTGTTACGGCTGTAGGAGGTGTCCCAGAAGCTGAAACGGCCTGTGTAATCGTTAAACCAGCAAAAGATGGACTATTGGTAGGTAGTAGATCTTGACCGATAGAACAACTTGAATTTATAGTTAATGCACGGTTGGTTCCGCCAAGAACAACAGTGAAATCATCGCCAGTAGCGGCCTCTGTTAATTTTGTTACTTCATTAGTTGTTAGTGACGTTAAAAGAACTCTGCCATACGAAGCACCGTCTGCGATGTCATCCATGTCTCCACCACCAGAAACAACTCCTGCAGTAGCGATAAGGATTCCAGAAAGCGCCGTTAAGGTTAGTCCAGCAAACTCTGGGGAACTCGCAATCAATAAATTTTGGTCAAGAGAAACATCAGCGCCAAGAGTTAATAATCGATTGGCCCCACCCAAAGAAACTGTAAAATTATCAACAGCAGCATCTACTAAGGTATCTACATTGTTTGCGCCATCTAATGATGTGAGTGTTACCCTACCGTAAGTAGCGCCATCACCTATGTTGTCTAGATTATTTGCAACTGAACTTATAACGCCGCCAGCTGTAATAACTAAACCATCAACACCTAAACCGCTAACAGTTAAACCAGTAAAGGTAGGGCTTCCACCCGTAGACACATTCTGGTTTATGGTGGAATCACCAGTTATGGTTAAAGCGCGATTAGCACCACTAACATAAAGATTCAAAACTCTATTAACAGTGTCGTTTTCATTCCAAGCAATACCTAATGTATTTGATGCATCTGTATCATAAAGATTTAAAAGAGTTACTGTGAGCGCACCACTCAAAGATAACGACGTGGCGGCCAATGTAGTAAAAGCACCAGCCGCTGGGGTAACAGATCCAACGGTAGTGGCGTCTATTGCACCAGCACCAATGTCCACTTTGGACATTATTAATGATCCAGAACCCTTTGGTGTTATGGTAATGTCAATGTTGACATCAGTACCCAATGCAACTAGAGAAGTACCGCCCAACACCACTCCGGCGGCAGCAACATTTGTATCAAAAGCTGCGGCAAACATAGTACCAAGAGCTGACACACCGCCATCGGTTGTCAAATTACCAGAAGTATCTACTGTCCAAATGTTGCCCATTTAGGTCCTCTTATCCGATAATAACAACAGCAGTACCATCCCAACCTTCCCACTGTTTTAAATCGCTATTAAACCAACTACGGCCCTTCTGTAACGGTCCCCATCCACCTATGAGAATATTTCTATCTGCAGTGGTCTTAGGCGTTAACCCAAAATAGTGATTAGCTCCACCTGACATCGCAAGACTACCATTGATTTCTAAAGTATCATTAATAATCATATTAACCTAAGAGAACAACCTCTCGTCCAGCCCACATTTCCCACTGAGTTGAAGTAGTATTAAACCAAAAACGACCCTCTTCTGGATATCCCCATCCACCTATCATGGTATTTCTATGTATAGTGGTAATGGATGGTGGCTTAAAATAATATGTAGGCACAGGTACCGTATTGGTCATTACAACATTAGCAGCTGTTACGTTTGCACCAGTAAGAATCATTTTTCTAAGCACCATTCATCAAAAGAATCAAAGACTTGTTTATCTACACCATAAGCTTTTGCATAATAAAAACATTTATGTAGATGCTCTATGGCATGCCACACGTGTGTATCCCTCATAATATATTTATTGTCTTTATTAGATGTAGACGCTTCAGCCATATGGTATTTAATGGCATCAATGTGGTCTGATTTTTTAAACGATGTGTGATAGTCATTAGGATCTAACTGACACATACTCATAAAAATGCGTTTACCACTGGAAGTATGACCAACGTGTGCTGGTGATATACCTTTTTCAATTTTTGTCCATATGCTATCAGCAAATACATGTAAAATCATCCCACCATCAGAAAAACTCTTAGTAATGTTCTCCCTAAGAAATGACTTCATTGCCAATTTGGCCAATTCTTTGCGCAATTCCGCTAACTCTTCTGGAGCCCATTCTTTATCAAGGGCGCATTTTAAGCACATTTCGCCTTTGTGGTATGTTTCTGTGGCGCAAGCTGCACACATCTTTTTATCCAATGATTCAGTCATCATAACAGAACCACCGGACATATCACCAGGAGCACCTGCATAACCATGCCCAGCTGTCATAGCCTTTTTAAGGACTTCTTTCAAAATGGCTTTAAATGCCTTCTGTGACATTTCAAATTTTACTCCTCCACTTAATTTCTTAAGTGATGACTTAATTTGTTCTGCTTGAGTCGGTAATGGTTTCCCTTGTGTACTCTTACCAGGAGGATTAGTATAGGTTTTGGGTATAGTTCTGTCGTCATCGTCTATGCCTGCACCTGGCGTAGTCAAATATTCTTCCATGGGGCCTTGAAATCCTGTGGCTCCTGACTTAGGAGGACGTGTCTCACCCTCTTGTCGAATTTCCCCGCCACCAGGGAATGGTCTATTGGCTAGAGTACTAGTGTCTGCAAGAGTGTTATAATCAACCGATCCAGACTGTGGTTTTTTCGTTGCTCCTGGTTTAAAATTTGCCTCTGGGTCTGTTGAAGCACCCAAACCAGCTGCAGCATCAGTTTTAGCTCTGGTGTTGTCACCAGTATCCCCAACACCTCCGGCGGAAGAACTTGGTTCTTCGATTTTTCTCTCTTTTTTCTCTCGTCTCTCTGCTTTGCTTTGTTCTAGGTCAGATGCTGTAGCTCCCGCAGAATGAGATTCATACATGTTAAATTGAGGCAAACCAGTCCGACTACCTTTACCCTGGCGCATACCACCTGTCATTTCCGTAAGCCTATTGACAGCATAGCCAGTACCAGAGCTTTGCGAGATGTCAGTTTTATGCTGTGTACCACTTGGTATGTCACCAGTAGGAATCAAATCTCCCTTTGAATCTCTTTTGCTACCAAATGTCTTTCCTGGTATTGAAGGACTCTTATCATTTGTTGATATTAAAACTGGGCTATCTGGACTAATCTTATCTCCAAGTGACGAATCAATGGCTTTACGATTACCTGTTACTTCAGTTTTGGTTTCATCGGGTGTAAGAGGTGTTGTCGTCCTTTTACTGCGGGCTCCAACATGTCTCTGAGATAAAGCAGTTAATTCTGCATGACCAGAAGTTTCAGTGCGTGATGATTGTTTAGCTGCATTAACCAAGCCAGTCGTAAATTTCATGGCACGTGAATGCTTTGCTTCGTCTTCCATAGCACTGCCAGCCATGGGGGCCTTATCCCTAAACATTTCACGAAAAGCACCCATATGACTTACTAAATTATTAGCATTCGATTTATGATTTTCATATTCGCGGAGAGTATTTTCAGTTAAAGTATTCTGCTGCTTTGCATGATCGCCTTTTAGACTATCAGCTGCGGTTTTTAATTTAGCTGCATTACCTTCATATCTTGCAGTAGCACCTTCAGATCTATTGTCAGGGTGCATTGCTTCATATTTGGCTTGCTCTTTCCGCATTCCCCTATTTACATTCTCACCCTCTTCATTAATAACTGGAGCGTTCTTGGCAGCTTTCTTCTGTTCAACTCCAAGTTTTTTTGACGCCTTTTCGTGCTTTGCCCAAATATCACCCTGCCTACCACTATGTTGACCTTGCAGAGCAACGTACATTGCTCCCATGCCCTCTAATAATTCATCTGATGACAAATGTTTATGTGCATCTTTAATGGCATCAGTATCCATAAAACCAACATCATGCTTTACACCGGTATGTTCACCCTCTTCACCCAGTCGATTCTTATGATGAGTTAGAATATTAACAGTGTGTCCCCTATTGCCAACTTCAGCAATGGGTCGTACTGATTTGGTGTTAGCTACTTCATAACCACCCCTACCCTTTTCGCCTACATATTCCTTATATTGATCTTTTTGTTCCAGACTCCTAGATGTTGTTGTATTAGTACCTGTACCACTAACTCTTTCCTGTGTAGTCTGTGTGGTTTTGAGAGATTTTGGTGCATATTTAGTTTCAACAATGCTCTTATTGTCGCTACCCCAGGGGGCCGCTATGGCAGCATTATACGCCGCCTCATGAGTATCAGCTACCGACTCTTTACCAGTCTTTTTATCTGTAATTACGTTACTAACACCACCTTCAAATGGCTGCAAACCTCTTGATTTAATTTGACCAGCAGTAGAAGTGGTTTTCCCAGTAGGACCAGCATCAGATCTTTTTTCTGGCTTATCTATGTTTGCAGGTCTAGTCCAAGTAACTGCTTTTAATAGCACATTGACTATTGCTTGCCTCGCAGCCTTGCGGTCTGTTTGTGTCATATTAGGATAAGCATCCGCGTACCCTTTTATTAAAGACAATGACAGTGGTTGATACATCATCTCTTCTATCATAGCCTTCACTTCGTTCTTAGCCGCGAGTGCATTCATAGCTTATGGCTCCTCTTTTACTTTGATAATTGTTTCTTTAACATGTCGGTTAACGAAACTTGTAAACTTTTTATGGCTTCTTCTTGAGCAGGTTTGTTAACCATATGTTCTACCAAAATTGTCAAAGATCTAGAAATATCAACAAGCAAATCATGAACATTAGGAGTAATCTCTTTTGCGTTGCCGAGATTTGGTTCAGATGGAGGTAGACCATTGTCTGGCACTATGGTACTAACTGCATCACCAGCTGAATTGGCTGCATGATTTTCTTGTTTAACGTCACCATCGGACATGATGTCCTCTCCGCCCCATTCTCTTGTTTTGTCTGTCATAGCTTTACAAAGCTCCACGTAAGTGTTGACGTTAATTGGGTCCATTGTTATAGCAACTTTATCCACTTTGGCAGAGGCAATTGTTTTGTTTTCATCTCCAACTCTTTTAAGAATTTTTCCTTCAATGGATAATTTTACTGACTGGCGATCTTTGTCTTCGAGTGATTTAAGAATTTGATAAATAGCCTGACTTCTTTTATGCTTTTTAAATAGATAACCTTCAACCATCAGACCTTTGGTCGTTAAGTCTGCATTATCAAGCTTACCAACAATGTCTTCTGGAGAATTACTGTGATTATAATTGATCCAGCCGTTTCCTTTCTTAATGGGTGAGATGTCAAGACCTTTTTGTCTAACAACCTCTCCCTGTAAGTCTTTGTCACCAGTAGAAGCAAGACCACGGATTTTCCATCCGTTTTCGTCTTCTTCTGCTTTAATTAATTCTACTGGAACGTCGAAGGAAAATCTACTCCACAGATCACTGGGGTGGCTCATAATATTGACCTTTCAGATAGTATACATAGTTATTGTATCCCAGTCTTGACACACAATAAATAATAAATGCTATTATGTATTTAATATTTTTAATAATTTGGCTACTGCTGCTCGTTCGGCGATACTAACATTATTAACACTAGTACCCCAGCTATTGGCAACTTCAGTAACAGTATGTTCTTTGTGATGTTTATATAGATAATACCAAAAACAATAATTACTGTCTTCGTCTTTAATAAACCATTCGCATCCACCACCTTGACGTGTTAATCGCTTAAGAGCTAATGGGCATGATTTTAGAGGGGCTACTTTGAGTTTGCGAGGACACCGACTAGACATCTTAAATTTCATAAAACATTATATATTAATACATTAATGCCAATATAATTATTCCTCGTTGTGATCAGACCATTTCAAAGGTCTTGATTGCAATTTTGGATGAACACTAACATCTAAATCTAAATTCCTTTTATATTCAGCAACTGATGCATTATGGTCTGTCATTTTATCGGCTTGTGTGGGGGCTTTATATTTTCCAGAAACACTTGGGCCCTGTTGGTCATCCTGTTTTCCACCCTTTAATTTACCTGTTATACCAAACGACTTCTGCGGAGCTTCAATATATGGACCCTTTGTTAGGTAATCCATATATTCATCCCATCGGGACTTTTTGGTTTCAACAGGTGGGGTCTTTTCCCTATTGGGTCTGGCCATTGGCCGCCTTTTTCTCCTGGCTGTTGTTAGTCCAGAAGACTGAGTTGCTTCTTCTGCTTCTTCCCGTGTATTAGCAAAAGGCGATTTAAATTTACTCATTAACTTTTTCATGTCATCTCTATGAAACGAACTGGTATCAACCCCTGGCAATGATTCTTTTTTATCTTTAGGAGCTACTACTGCTTCTTCGTCGGGTTTTAGTTGCATTAATTTGGGATTGACCTTACCATCGGCGGCAGATACGAAACCATCACCCTTAGTAAGATGCGCTATTAATTCCTCGTACCTTGATTTCTTAGTGTCTTCGTTGGCAAACCGGACTCTACCACGACCTACTGGTCCTTCCCCCCCCCGGTCAGTCCCACCTTGCCTACCAATGGGTCCTTTACCTTTTCCTGTACCAAGACCCCTTCCTTTACCCTTAGAACGGATTTTTCCACCAGGACATTTCTTGGCTTTTTCTAACTGCCGGTCATAGTATTCCATCACTTTTAATAATGTTTTGGTATTCATATGTGAATATGCTCCCTTTAATTGAGTATATACCACTATATGGTTTACTCAAATAGAACACATGCCCCCACTCCCGCTAGATTTGACACATGCCTTTTGGACAATTCATTCTAATGATGTCATCTGCAGACATACCCTGAATAGGTGCGTTACCCCTGCATCCATCTGCATATAAAGTAACTCCTTTAAGGTGGGGTATATATTCAAGTAGTACCTCAGACACTTTTTTCTGCATTTTTTTATCTTTTAAAACTTTGCTTGGCATATTAATAGTCTTAGCAATACTATTATCTGTATATTTTTGACAGACCTTTTGCATTTCAAGATGTGTTCTAATGTCTATATCGTGGGTAGTTTTAATTTTACGAGCATCCTTAGCCCTGCCTTCATTAATAAGCTGCTGAACCAAAGGATGAGTGATTATGTGTTCCGTATCACTTTCGTCTCCTCGCACCATTCTTTTAAAACCAAGGGCGAAAATTGGTTCTATGCCCGAAGAAGTTCCACAGATTATACTAGTGGTGCCAGAAGGGGCAATAGTCAATAGGGCACAGTTTCTAATGCCCTTTTGGGTAATAAATCCCTTGATGTGGGGAGGCAGATCTTTAATGAAACCAGATTCCATGAACTTATTATGATTATACATAGGGAATACACCCTTTAAGGCTGCCAAGTCGCAAGATGCTTTATAAGCTTCATCTCTAATAAATTGCATAAGTTCATCTACGAATTCAATTCCCTTGTCATCATATTCTAGACCCATGAGGATTAAAGCGTCATGTAATCCAGAAATACCAAGACCAATGCGCCGCACTTGCTTGGCATTGTCTTCAATCTCTTTAATGGGATAATTTGTGGTATCTAGAACATTGTCCAAGAAACGCACAGCAATTTTAATAGATTGTGCCAACAATGCCCAATCCATCTTGTTGTTAATCACAAATTTAGGTAAAACCAATGCCCCAAGATCACACGCTCCATATGATTCTGCACTAACTTCACCACAAGGGTTGGTACAAACAATTGGTTTATGATACCAGATGTTGTTCATCTTATTCATTAAATGAAGATTTAAAATTCCTGGTTCGGCAGTAGTAATGGCATTATGAACTATGGTGTCCCACAAATCTCTTGCCTTTATGGTCTTTCTGGTTTTATCACCCCAGGTTAGGTCATAATCTGTATCTTTTTTGAGGGCCTTAAAAAAAGCGGCACCGTCACCATTAGGTGGTATCATTACTGACACATTGGCATTATTAAGCCTATTCTCGTCGTTCTTTGCTCTAATGAAAGCCTCGATATCAGGATGGTTTAGTTCCATCCCCAACAATAGGGCCATGCGTCGACCACCAGAAGCTCTAATAACTTGACCCATAGAATTGAGAATTTCCATAAAAGCCAATGGGCCACCGGCTTTTCCACCAGTACCACGGATTAGGTCCCCGTGTGGTCTAGCTCCAGAACAGTTTATTCCAACACCACCGCCCATACCAGCTATTATAATCACATCTTTAATGGCCTGACCCCATTCTTCTCTGCTGTCTTTAAGATTGGGAAGAACAAAACAATTAAGAAGATTCGCCTTAGGGCGGCCAGCTCCAGCCCAAATACGACCAGCAGGCATAAAATGATTATCAATAATTAAATCATAAAAAGCATCTTTAGTCTCTTTTATATCTTGTGGTTTTTCGGCCATTGCTACATGAGTAGCAACTCTATTACAAGCGTCTTCCCAACTTTCACCAGGAAATAATGCATAACGTTCAGAAAAGATAGTATTGGCAAATTCATTCATCACATGCATTGTTTTTTTCTCCTAATGGTTTATTGTAGACCATGAATTATAACACAAGTGTTAAATGCTAGAAACCAACTACTTAAATGGTTTTGGATCGTACGGATTTTTACATTTAAAGGGCCAGAAATAAAGCATGCCTTCTATACGTCTGTGGTATCCAATTTCGGTTTTTAAAGAGTGCAAGAATCTTGCTATTCTTCGATCTTTCTGATGTTTTGCAACATAATATGGAAATTCAACAAAAACATTAAAAATCGTTTTAAAAAAAACATAAATTTTATAAATCGTTTTATAAAACCATGCGTTGTACCAATGCCATTCAGTACCACGTGGAGTTAAAATACCTAAATAACTATGTCTATTTTTAATGTTTTTCTCGCAACGTTTTGTTCTTTCTTCTCTAGCAATGCCAATGTCCTGACCTGCCCATTTAAGCGGATCAGTGGTCGTCCACACAAGGCCGTTACCTTCCTTAATGTTTATTTTTTGTTGTTTAAGCAAACGTTCTTTGTCTTTGGGGTGAATGGCAAATATTCTAATGGGTGATTCTGCAAAAATTTTAATTTCTTCGTCGTATATTTCTGCTATGCCACATAAGGCAGAAAAACTTTTATCTATGTCTATATCACCATACCATATTACTTCTTCACCAACAACCACATTAGCATTAAAAATCGCCATAGGGGGGCCACATGACTTAGAAGACGACACAATTTTACCGGCATAACCGATCATCGTTTCTATCATTTTCTTTAAAGTAATTGTTCTTTTCTGTACTATTTTCTGCCTCCAAATCTGAATCTGCTTGGCTTGGCAATCTCAATTGGTTCTTCGCTAGTTATAATCTGTTTTGGTCTAGAGTGAACAATATGTTTTTTATTTAGTTCTTCTTTGGTGATAACCACTTTCTTTTCTTTCTTTTTAACCACCATTTTATCCGTGACGGCATTTGATTTATCCATTTTTTTAATGTCCATTTGTGCATGTCCCTTCTACACTTATTACATAGTGTTAATATCCAAGAACCTTCTGAAGTTACGTTTATTGATGTACCGCATTGTTCGCAAATAAGATATGAAGCATTTTCAGCACGTGCTATTATCTTATAAATCCGATCGCTACCATTATTTATATATAAACGCAAACCCCCATATTTTTCTTTAATTTGTACAAATTGTGGTTCATACGGTCCATAGTCTTCATCATGATTTTTTAAATCTTCTTTATATTCGTCAGTCGTTTTATGATGCTCCCAATATCCCATAATATTGGTACATGTAGTATCTAAAATTGAAGACCATCCATAATTACATTCAATACCCCAACACATACAAGTTTGTTTCATATCCAGATTTTTTTGTGCAAAAAGCATTGGATATTTTTTATAAAGATCTTGTCGCCATGTTTTTTTGTTCATTAGAAACTCACTTTCAACCACCATGGTATAAGTGGCCCCCTGGCTGGTGGAATTTTTATTGGTGGAGGAGTAGGTCCACTCTTCTTTTTGTCTGGCGGTGGAATTTCAAGTTTAAGTTTATCATTCTTACATACTAAAGACCATTTTCTAGGATCATTAAGTAATGGTACTATTTTACAAGCCATTAAATTACCTCCTCTTTCCAATAGGGAAAACTATCGATAGTATAGCAGATTTTTTTAATACCAGAAAATTTCATAATATCCATACATATGGGACAAGGACGTGCCATAGCTACCTTACCATTACGCAAGACCCTACATATATGGGGTATACACCTCTTGTCTACATTAAATCTTAGGTTCATGAGGGCTCTTACTTCAGCGTGTGTTTTTTTAAGTGAAGAATATTTTCTAACGAAAGCATTAGATTTAGACATATTATTACATCCAGAAGCAAGAATTCTCCCTCCAGTAGAAATAACACATCCAACACGCATCCTAGAATTAGAATTCAATGCTGCCAAGTAAGCCATTCGCTGAGAAGATGTCATGTGGACCGGGGTGGATTTGAACCGCCTACCTCGCACTTATAAGATGCGGGCTCTAACCAATTGAGCTACCGGTCCATATCTTAATAGTCGTCTTTATCTATGGCAGTAAATATGGGTAATTGCGGATCGGGAGAATCATCTGCTGGATGTTTATATATTTCTTCTAATACGGAGTCACACGTTGGACAGCGAAGTTCATGTTTTAATTTTAAATTTACGTGACCACTAATATTATATCCTTCATCGTCAATGTCACCATTGGTTTGGTCAACATGATTAATCCATGTCGCTTGTTTGCCACAAATGGGGCATTTTTCCGAAGCCATCTCCATATATTCATTACAATCAACAGACCAATGATGACCAGATCCACACAACAATTGTACATATCCCTCATATGACATACTACCCCCTTATTTTTTTAACAATGCGTTTTAATATGCTGTCCTTTTTTGGTAAAGACACGCCACAACACCCATCACAACCATGTATCGATAGACTTGAATCATCTGCTGCATGTTGTTTTATCCATTCCGCATTAGGGTGTCCACATCCATGTGTACAAACATCTTCTACCAAAAAAGCCTTATCATCTCTTAGAACTTGCATCACAGCCCATTTAGGCATTTTATATTGCCGTCCATCTCTAGTATTAATATAATCATCAATTATTTTTTTAGCAAGTACCATCCAACCATCTGGCCTATTATGTTCTATATCACCACATTCATCTCCAACACACCATCTATAGATATAGGTATTGGTTTCTTTGTTATAACTATAATAACCTACATCAAATGAACCTATCTCATGATCGCCTATTGCAGCTGTTATTGTCATTGGGGGCATTGTTGTTGTCCTCCTTAAAAATGTAAATTTTATGCGCCTTTTCTTCCATGACTTTTATTAACATTTTGTCTCTATAACCATAACAATCATCAATTTTTAGATTTATAATGTGTTTGTCGGTCATTATTTTAAGACGCTCTTCTTGTTCACTAGTCATACAAATAATGTCATCGGCCCATTCAATAAGAACTTCGTCTATGGGCACTAAAGCGTGGCCACAATCTAACCCAACTGCCCTAGTATTAAAATTATATGGTTCTTTACTTAATATGACGGCAAGAGTGGGCGATCTTAAAAGACCAGCAGAACACACACACAATATCTTTTTATAGTCACCTTGATGTGGATTACTACAATTGAATCTCCGGTTTAATACATTATTTGTTTTCATAGGTCTCCATTATTTTGGTGAGGAAATTATCGTCGTCTGGATCAATATAAATATAACTATCTAACGCTTTCTTTTCTTTAAGAACATCATATTCGTCACTAATACATCCATCTTCCAACCAATAAAAAGATTCTCTAAAATTGATGCCTTCAGTCTTTAGATTGCGCCATTTTATGTGTTCAAATTTCGGTAATTGAGGGAACTCTTTAATTAATTCCTGTTCTCTCCAACATGTTAAATATTTACATTTAAAGCCTGTTTTAATGACCCATTCTAAAAATTTTATAGCATCAGGTACGAGTATGGGATATCTTTCATTTCCACGTGGTTTTGATAAAGAAACTAGAACGCCATCTATGTCTATATACATGACCTTACGCTTTTCATTAATAGTGCCATGCTTCATTAAAGTATCCATAATAGATAATCCTTAGATTTTGTTCTCATCAATTTTGTGTTCTCCACACCAATCATCCTGATATAGTGCGGGCCAGCCCCTCATTGTAGGGGCGTTGCGACGGCAGCGACCTAATGGTGGCCATTCATCATTAGATAATTTCTCTAGTGGCGTTTTGGGTACCCAATACATACACGTCTTACAACGCATGTGTTTATTTCTGCGTGCCCACCTATCTTCTTGTATAAATTCTTCTTTTTGCATAGAATCTTCTTGCATGTCTTCCTCCTTATGGCATTGGTTTTTCCCAATTCCAGGGTGTTGTTCTTGTATTAGATGATTTTGGCATTTCAATGCTCTTTAACCACGCCCAAGTTCTTCAAAAGTCATTTTTGTAATTTCTCATCTTCCTTATTGTGCATGTCTTTAATAAATTCACGATACGTTTCTTCAGTAACATTCACAGGCTCACCTGCTAGACCTTTCTGGAAGATATTGTACGAACCATCTCTAGTTATATCTGGAGTTATCATATTAAGATTGTCTGTATTAATCACGCAATCTTTACCATTCTTATTTGTAATCTGATAAAGATTACTATTTATCTTCCTTGTGTCCGCCATCTGATTCTCCTTTGAGATTAATATCTATTGTTCTGCCATTAAATTTTTGTACTCTTTTCTTACCGATCTTACTAACCATTTCGTCGAAGGACAGATCACAAAATTCGTCGTCCCAGTCTGCTATATAATACAGCCTATCAGTTTCAGCGATAATACCAAAGAGAACTGGGTCCCTCATTTTATATTTTTCTGCTCTGCTCATCTTTTTGGTGCTTTCAGCATTTGGATTATAATAATGATAAATCACAAAATCATCAAACACGCATTCAACTTCTTTTTTACGTTTTAGTACCTTCTCTGGGATGACGCGTGTAAATTCTTTAAACATTGTATCAGAGATGTGGCCACCACGTATTTTATATTTATACTTATTTAAAATGTCGTGCTCTATAAAATGTTTAACGCCCTTGGCGTACATGGCGCTTTCACGAGCAGACCGCACCATTTCCTTAAAGATCTTTTCACTTAAGCGCACCTGCCCCGATTCCATCGCCTTGTTACAGGCATTCTCTAGTATCTTTAAGCGCCTATCAAGTTTAAACCGTTCAATCTTTCCAAAATTCTTCTTTATATACTTAAAGTACAACATCGGATGAATGCCGTGTTTATCTTCGGTCTCTGTAGCACCAATAGATATACCATCACCTGTATAATCCATTGCATTGGTAATAGTTACATACTGATGAGTGTTAGCCGACAAATATGTACTACTGGTCGATGCTGTCCCCGAATCGTTTGTTCCTAATGGCATTGCGTTCCTCCTTGGTTTTAGTTATATCGTTGATTTGTTTATTATATATGATCCATTCTTTGCGTGATAAGTTACCTACTATCCTATATTTAAGCATGCCAGACCCATGTTTATATATTCCAAGCCTTTTGGCCGCCCCACGGGAAAGATCAAGCACGCGGTCCCCACAAAATGGCCCACGATCTATAACACGTACGTCAAGCATTTGACCAGTTTCTGGATTCTCAATCTCTAGAATAGTACTAAATTCCATGGTTTTATGGGCTGTAGAGATATTATCAGCAATCCATCTCTCCCCATTGGCAGTAGTGTTGTTGGGAGCTTCATAAGCATACCAACTGGAATTACCATAATCCCACGATTCCTCTTCTTCTAATATATAGAAATCTGTTAGTATTTTGGGCTGAGCTTTTATGCAAGCCAATAAACCGACCACAACAAACAAACAACAAGCAATAATATAATAACGTTTCTTCATATTTGTACATCCACCTTTCCTATGGTTGTCTCTTGATCATCAAACCATATGTCTATGTCTAATAAATCAGTTTTATTAGTTATAATATCTACATATCCACATAATCCAAGTTTATTAACAATCTGGTTGGCATAATCATAACCACCACCAGACGCCACTATAATCTTGGTATGGTTCAATGCAGAAAGTGACATAAGTAAATTAATGATGTCATATCTTTGTTTACCCTCATAATCTATGAGAGTTCCATCTACATCAAATCCAATTGTGGTCATGGACACCTCCTAATAAAACTGAGGGCATCCTAGCCTAAGCCAAGATGCCCTCGAAAGTAATAATTATTATACTCTTCTTATCATCATTTAGAATCCTGCAACTTGCAGACCAACGCCGACCCAAAGAGGTTCTTTGGCCGTGCCATTTCGTCCCCAGATACCCTTACCAACAGACGCGTCAACCGCGACTTTATCATTAAGGGTGTATCGAAGACCAGTCTGCCAAGATCCACCTTCACTGCCCGTAAACCGGTTACCAGAGAAGATTTCACCAAATGCAGAAAGATCACCAACAACTTTATATTCTAGACCGACGCCCCACGTTTCAACTGCGTGGACACTGGCTTTACCAACCTTGGGCTCCTTGATGAGCGCACCAACATCACCATAAATGGCAAGCTTATCTTTAAGAAGCGTTTCAGTCATGGCAAAATATACATACTGAGTCCAAATGGTCGAGGCAAAATTGTCCGACCCATAAGGAAGAATACCACCAGCAACAAGAGACAGACCAAAATTAGAGGCAGGAACGTCACCAACAGCGTTACCGTCTAAAATCTGTGCCTTAACCTGTAGAAGTGGGCCACGAACACCCCAAGCATTAGCCATGCCAGTGCCCGTTGTACGACCCCATGAAAAACCAGCTGCTGCTTCAAGCCAATCAGCTACGCCAAATTTAAAGAGATTGTCCTGCAACATCACATTCTTGTCATAACGAAATGACGGTTCAACTTTCAAAGACATGATTGGAACGATAGAAGCGTCATCCGTAATGAGGGGACGGACTGCCATCGCCTTTACTGCTACAAGCAAAACTATTACACCTACTGCCATTGCAATTGCCTTCTTCATAGATTCTCCTTTCAATGAGAATTATCCAACATTTAATTGTGTAGATTTTACATCAAACAATAATGGGTTGTCAATATGTTTAAAATTATTTCATTGATGCCCGGATTTTGGTCGCCGATATAGATTCTGTTTCAGCGTCTAACTTTATTTCACGTACTCCCCAACCTACCTTACGACCATGCACAACTTCTTTAATGTCTGGGATGGCCACAATGATTACATCGGCTTTTTCATATCCTTCCTCAGGATAAACGGAAGCTTCTGGGTAAAACTCCTTAATCATCTCGACTCGCTCTGCCACAGAGTATGGATCTGTCTCTTGGATTGGCGTATCGCGTAGACCAATAACAACTTTGCCCTTTTCCTCAATTAACACCTTGTTAATTAGAGTGAGGTGGCCTTTGTGGAAGGGGGCGTAGCGCCCTATAAAAAGACTTCTACTCATGTTTCCTCCTT